AAACCGAGATCCCGACGCACAACAGACAACACCCAGCGGGCACAGTTATCCGTTGCCATTGATTCCAGCCGTTCCGTGAACTGATCGCGCAGCTGGTTATCGCAGTGCCAGCACAGACGGATTGCGCCCGGAGCGTGTCGCATTGTGGTCATGTTCTCGCTGTGCCAGTCGGAATGAGGCCACTGGCAGCCTTTTTCACGAAGTAACCAGCTTTCAAGACATTCCACGCCACCAGCACGACGGATCACTGCCTCATTGCGGAACACGGCCCGAACGGCAGGATCATCCGCCAGCGGTTGTGATGCCGCCGGAACGGCACCACTGGCGAAAGATGAATAACGTTCCGGCTCAGGCTCCAGCAGGACACGCCCCTGCATAAACAGGGGCATCAACTCTGAACCTGGCCTGAACAATACGATCCCCATACGCGGGGCAATTTCAGGGGTCAGTAGTGCTCTCACGGTCACCTCAATGAACGGTATCGAGCAGCTTTAACAGCTCAGGGAATCGGGATTCGAAGAAATGCGGCTGCGTCTCGCGCGGATTTGCGGGACTGGTGATGTTCTTGCCGAACATGCAGCCTTTCGCTGTCAGCGACCAGAATTTTTTGATGTTGTTAATCGCGGTACGGCTGTATCGTTCGCGCTGCTCGACGATCCCCAGCTTCACCATCTGGTGATATGCCTGATTAGCTGTCAGGCGGATACCATACTGCTTCAGCAGTGCACTCAGTGACAGCGTGGGGCGGCTTGAGCCATCAGGCGCGTCAGCAGGAGCATCAATGGCATAGCGCGGTGCCAGATTCGGTAAGCCAACAGCCTCCTGAAGCTTCTGACAGGCTCCAAGCACTGATGAGTTAGACAGGTTTAATTCCCGGCGCATAAAGTCCAGCAGGATCACACCAGCCTGCATCTTGTCAGCAGCCTGTCCGGATAATTTTTCCGGTGCGCTGGTTACCATGTCGAAAGTACGGATCACCTTCAGATGGAATGACGGGCTGATCCACATTGCATAGGCATACACCAGTTCTTTGCAGACATACGTCCCCTGGTTATTTCCGCCACGAATAACGTTAACTGGCTCTATATTGACCGAGTTGCAAATCTGCAACTCGCTTATTAAACGCTCAGTTTGCTCATTGCGGAGCCAGAATGCAGGCTTATGCTTATCCAGAGAACCAGCAGCCCTGTGCAGATCGTTCAGGCTGTAACGCCCATAAGCATCACGACGAACTTCAATACCATCAATAACCATCAGATTATTCATACTTCGTTTCTCCTCTTAATCAGGCGGCTGCACCCGCCGGTTTCTCATACTTACTGATAGTGATCTCGACCTTCCCTTTCGGGATAACCGGTCCCCACTCCACCAGCATTCTTTTCACCTGTCTGTCGTCTTCCCACACACCCGCGTGGGTCAGGGCGTCAAACAGCGCCTTGTTATAGTTGTCCAGATCGCGGATCCGGTTATCCGGAGGAAACAACACGATCTCCACTGAAGCAGGTGCCGACGTTGGTTTCGGCAGACGACGTAACTGCTCAACTATTGCTGCGCATGCCGCGCTCTGGAATTTGCGCCCCGCTGCGCTTATCAGACTCTTACCAGCAAACGCCCCTTTGTTGGGGTGTCGCCAGTACGTGTTCACGCTGGGCGGGAAAGGCAGGATCAGCTTCATACTTTCAGGCCCCTCTCATGTAACCAGTGGGCTGCACGCAGTCTGGCGTTTTCCTCACCGGCAAGCAGTGCGCGGATAATCCCGGCTGCCTCGCTGTCGTCGTCCTTCACTGTGGTATGAAGCGTGATACCCCGGGCCACGCCACGCTTTATCGTGATGACGCCTTTTTTCTCCAGTGCGCGAAGATGCTCCACCGCTGCATTCACCGAACGGTATCCCAGCATGGCTGCCACCTCCTGATTGGTTGGCGGGAAACCACGTTCTTTCTGATAAGAAATCAGCATATCCAGCACCTGCTGCTGGCATTGAGTTAACGTCGTCATTAAGCCCCCACGTAATTCCCTGACAGATACCACTCATCACCCGATACAGCGCGCTTGCTGCTTTTCCGTAAACACTGCTCACGACGCGCCAGAAAATTGTTTCGTTCTGGCTGGGAGTGGCTTTCACGGAATGCCGCCATCCACACCGTTGCAGCACGACGGTATAAGCCCCTGGACTCCAGTTCTTCCGCCTGGCGGGTCAGGCACAAAATCACCCGGGGATCGTTAGTGCCGACATAGAAATTGCGCACAGGTCTGGTTTCACGAACTGGTTGTGGTTCCGGCTCCTGCGCTCTCTCAGTCAGGCGCGGGAAATGTCTGCGTGTATCTCCTTCACAACGGTGAGCCACACGCCCACTCTGACGTAACTTGCTTGCAGACTGCAGAACGCGCTGCCGTGAGTAACCTGCAAAAGCATCCGCAATGTCTCCGGAAGTACACCCCGGATGGGCTTCAATGAATTTCTGAACGTCATTTAACAGACTCATGATCACCCCCTGAATCCTGCCGGGATCTGGCTGTAGTCCACGTTGTCGTAACTGGATTTGAAGTACGGGTCTTCGCGTTTTTCGGTGTACGTGCTGACGGACGGTGATAAGCGCAGGGAAAGCTCATCCCATTTTTCCCGCAACTTCGACGGGCTGAGCACGTTACGGCACCAGAACGGATCGCGGCTGACGCGGCTGTACATCTCGCAGATTTGTTTGTGAGTACGACCATCCTGCACACACATCAGGCGAATTTCGTTTGCCCAGGCTGTCCAGTTCGGTTCTTTGGGACGAACCACCTCGCCGTCACATTCGGCGGCTTGCTCGTACAGGGCGATGATTTTTTTCCAGAGCCACTGTGCGCAGGTCAAATCATCCTGCGTTCCCCACTGGCGCTTTTTAGGGCTGAATACAACCGCATCAGGATGGCGAGTTAAAAAATCCTGTTCAGCCGTCTGCGTGTTCGGTTGCGAAGCGTCCGGACGAGAAGGTTTTTTATCTGACGGATCATGTTTTGATTTTACTGACGGATCCCCGCCAGATTCTGACGGGTGAAAACCCGCTTTTTTGCCAGATTTCGACGCATCAAATTTTGACGGGTCAGATTTTGATGCGTCAGATTTTGACGGGTCAGAATCTGACAGTTGAGAAAATGCCGCTGCCTGAAGCTTCGCAACGTTAAGCTGATAAACATTCGACGCATTGCGGTTACCCTGGCGACGCGCCTTACGCGTTAACCAGCCTTCTGCTTCCAGCCGTGCGATAGCCGTCCTGACGGTACTCATCCCCGCGCCAATCTGACGGGCAATAGTTTCAATTGATGGCCAGCACACACCTTCGTCATTACTGAAATCAGCCAGGCGGGCCATAATTGCCACGCTGGATAATTTCATGCCTGATGCAGCGCAACCATCCCATACATAGCCGGTTAATTTAGTGCTCATGACCGACCTCTATTTCCCTGAATTTACGACGAAACTGTTCGAGCGGGCTGAAGCACTCATGCTCATAGCCTTCGCGGAGGTAGATAACTCGTTGTGTTTCCGGCTCCCAACGAATGACTCTGACGGGTACTCCGTAGTGATCTTTGAACCAGCGGTTAACTTGTCGCAAAGGACTGTCTCCTTCTGCCGGTTAAAATCACCCACAGCCCACTCTGCAAAGCTGTGGGTTACAATTACCCTGCCACCTGGTACATTAACTGCATAGCAATACTCCACCTTCGCTTTTCCACCCGGTACAGGAAGCGCAATCAGTTGCGAGCGACGGTAGTGTGTTGTTAAACTGTTCATGCGTTAGTTTCTCCACAGTCACGACACGCCACGGCGCCCGGAGCTGCACACTCGCGGGCGTCATTACTTTCTGAAATGCAAAAAATTTTGTAGACCAGTGCTGCATGCTCCTGCAGCTTCGAAATTGAGAGGTACAGCTCGTCGTTAATTGCTGTCTTCTCATGCGGTTCCACTACACCGTCTTCAATTGCTGAACGAATCTGTTTTGAATAACTGCCGATCTGTTCAATGACCTCCAGCAGGCGTTGGTTGATATCGGCGTTGTCCACATCCTCGACATCAGGAAGAGACACAAAGACGCCATTTGCAGACTGCGCCACAGCGTCAGCAATGAAGTGAGTTCCACCAGCACGTTGCAAAATCATTGCCCATCCCAGCGGGAAAATCTGATCGCCATCGGCACGAAGGCGGTTAAATAATGCGTTCTCTGTTACATCCAGCCAGTCAGCAGCTTCAGCGTACCCCCCCGGCAACGCTGCGATAGTTTTTCTGACAGCTTTCACGTACCACTCAGGCTGTTTTTCTACTTTCCAGTGATGCTTACCCACGGTTCACCTCCTGTTCCTGTGGTTTAAACCCATTCTGGTTTTGGCTAGATTGAAAACGTGCCGGATAAAGAATCTGCATTTCGCTGACTTCACCCTTAAAAAAATTGGCTAAACGTTCTGCAAGCTCGATAGATGGAATCTGCTCCAGCCTCTCAATACGACTCAACGTCGCTGGATTGACTTGAACACCCGCAGCAACATGCTGCAAAGTGAAACCATGCGCCTTACGCACATTTCGTAATGGTGATTGCATACGTCCTCCAAATATTGCGCGTTATGCATGTTATTTCACGCAATTATTTTGCGCAAGTTGATTTGCTTATCACGCAATAAAGAAATGTAATAAACGCATGAACATAGGAAACCGAGTCAGACAACTTCGCCAAGCGAAGAACATGAAAATCGCCGATCTCGCTGAAGCGATAGGAGTAGATGCGGCGAACATCTCGCGCTTAGAAACGGGTAAGCAAAAACAATTTACCGAACAAACACTGAGTAATATTGCCAAGAGCTTAGGTGTTGATATTGCTGATCTCTTTACCTCTGCCCACAAAAGTAATACTGTATATAAAAACAGTAATAATGAGGATGTTGCGCAGGTGAAGGATGTGTTCCGTATTGAAATGCTGGATATCAGTGCCAGTGCGGGAAATGGCCTTATCCAGGGCGGTGATGTCATTGATGTGATTCATGCCATCGAATACAGAACTGATAATGCTGTATCAATGTTCGGCGGACGACCAGCCAATCACATCAAAGTTATCAACGTTCGTGGGGACAGTATGTGTCCAACCATTGAGCCAGGAGATCTCATCTTCGTTGATGTCAGCATCAATCAGTTTGATGGTGATGGTATATATGTCTTTGGTTTTGATGACAAAATATACGTTAAAAGACTTCAAATGATTCCTGACAAACTGCTGGTGATTTCTGATAACCAGATTTACCGTGAATGGGGAATTACTAGCGAAAACGAACACCGATTCATGGTCTTTGGAAAGGTCTTAATCAGTCAGTCGCAAACCCTTAAGAGACATAATTAACCTCAATATCCCATCCATCGGCCACCGAAAGGTGGCTTTTTATTACCTATAAATTTGCATATCACGCAAATATCACTTGCATATCTCGCAATTTAATTTTATCTTTTGTTCCAGACCAACTACAGGATTACAACAAAATCTGGTTGCAACACGGTGCATGTGTCGTAAGCAGTCAGTAAATGTCAAAAACGAACAGGCAGGACGCCCACGAAGTAGCCGCCTGGGGCATATGAAGTCCAGGATGATTCGTTAGCAACAAAAAAGCGCCCTACAGGACGCTTAGCTCTTTAACAATCTGGATATCCACAACAGTAGTAATCTACAGATTGCCGTTAAGTTTTCTGGACAACTCCTCAATGGATGGAGGCGATACGTAATCCGGATTTTTATTCATCAGAAACTTATTTTCACAGTGGAGGCACCTGCTTTTATGAAAAAGCTCATCTTCGCTAACCGGGAATGGTTGAAGTATCGATACTATCTTTTGTCCAAAACATTTTGGGCAAAGATGCATGGTTATGCTGCCACCGTTCACGATTACCTCCTTCGAGTATACAAAAGTACCCGACTCAAGTTGGTTAAGGATATAGCCTTCCGTCTGAGCCTCAAAGTTTTCGAATTCTGCAATTTTAGCTTTGAGAGAAGCATTTATTTCTTGATAAGAGCCCACCAGTTCAACGAGAGACACGCATTCGCGCTGAATAGACGCAAGCTTTGAGTTCAGCTCACCAATAGCCGCATTTACTTCAGCTTGAGTTTTTGCCTCGTTCATTAGTTTTGCAATCTGGGCTGTTTCACGAATAGCCGTCATTGCTGCCGTTAATTCAGCGATCACATTGAATACTCTTATTGTTGTTGGGGATATCCAGATTAACCGAATCCTTGTTGTTGGGGAATAACCAGGTCCACCTCGCCTGATGTGGCTAAAAGCAGGCACATAACAGCTAAGTATTTTCAACCAGAGAGAATCCTTAGCGTTGTGGTGAATGCGGCTCAGCGCACGCGGGTTAAGGTTGAGGCTGACAGTCGACCTTCTGTGGATACCCACCCGCCTGGTGTGCAACCTTCGCCAGGCACCGGGAGGCACCCGGCACCACAACTTTATGCTGTGTGTAGTCCTGGCGGTACCAGTTTGTACCCTTGCTTCCGGCTGGTACCGTCCTTTTTTGCAAAACAGAGAAGAGCATCACCGGACGACGGGCTCATAACCCAATCCATCCGGGCGGCTGCCACCGCAGGTGTTCTTCTCTGTTTTGTGGAGAAACCAACCGACCTTGCAAGGTCGATATGATGAGGAGCAGCAAAATGGCTAGCGAACGCAGTACTGATGTGCAGGCATTTATCGGGGAGCTGGACGGCGGCGTATTTGAAACCAAAATCGGCGCAGTTCTCAGTGAAGTCGCTTCCGGTGTGATGAACACGAAAACCAAAGGGAAGGTCTCGCTCAACCTGGAAATCGAACCGTTTGATGAGAACCGTGTGAAAATCAAACACAAACTCTCATATGTTCGCCCGACTAACCGCGGGAAAATTTCCGAAGAAGACACCACCGTGAGGTGTACTGGCAATAG